ATGATGTACGTGGGCCTGCCCCAGTGGTCGCACCCGAAATGGGTGCGCCTGGGTATTACCAGCCTTGAAGAGTATGCCCGACACTTTAACTGCGTGACGCGGCAATTTTAAAAATCACTAAAGAACGCCCAAGAGCATGTGTATTCTTTATAATTATCAATCACATAAAATTCACTTCATATGAAAATCAGCAAAGTTCATATGAGTAAAAATGTCCCACTCATGCCCCAAACCGCCTCAAAAACAATTTTTTTGCCCCATCCATGCCCCATAGCTCTCTTCTGAAATGCTATATACCTAACCGTTGACACTGTACAAATAACCAGTATAAATTCTCTTTAAAAATACAGTCGTTTCCGGAGGTCTTTATGTTCGTTGAGCTGGTCTATGACAAGCGTAATGTTGATGGCTTGGTTGGCGCCAGAGAGATTATTCTGGCAGAGCTGACTAAACGGGTGCACCAGATTTTCCCTGACGCAGAAGTGAAGGTTAAGCCGATGCAGGCGAACGCCTTAAACAGCAACGCCAGCAAAAGTGATCGTGAAAAACTGAACCGAATGCTGGAAGAAATGTTTGATGAATCTGACATGTGGTTAACGTCAGAATCACCTACCGTTCGTCAGGTTGGTATTTGAGTTTTACTCAGGTAGTATTCCCTGCGATTGCTCAGGCATGAACACTGAGCAACCATCCGCCGCCCGTTCTTGCATACGACAGGCGGCGGTTTATTTTACGAAGCAGGTTCTTGTAAGGCCGCTTCACTCGATTCTTTCTGGCGTTTATTCCAGATGCTATCCTCTGGCATGTCTAGGCGTACGTCGATCCAGCTGTTGGCCGGAACATCCATAGGATCCCCTTTTGTTTTGACGATCTCCCCTTCATCGCTCAGCATGTATTTCCGCTTAAAAAGCCGAATCGTCAGCCCACCGCTTTCTGTCTGCTCCGCTTCAACAACACCCAGCTCTCCCATTCCACCCGGGTCCATTGGCGGCAACAATTGCCAGCCTTCTGATGCCAGGCCTGCCGAGCCGATAAGAACATACACCCCAACATCCAGCCGCGAGATTTTGATCCCTTCAGCCTCGGCGTTCGCCGTACCGCAGCCGCACCAGGTGAAGCCTACTTCGTCAACATCGGTACGCTGGTTCTCTTCCTGAGATTTTACGATTCTGGCGATCGGAGATGCAGCCTTGAGCGTTCCGTCACTGGCTTTCGTGGTGTTCTGCGTCGAATAAATGGTGTGCGTCGTGGAGAACCCTACGTTAGCATTGCCCTGAATTGTACCGTTGCCCTGACGGTACTTCAGTCCCTGAGAGGTTGAGGCAAGCTGCCACGACACATAGCCACCAGCAGAAAAATCATGCCACCCACGTAGCGTCAACATACCCGTGTAGGTGTCTGCCCCGCTACCGCCACCCCAGCCACTTCCTCCAAGCTGTATGCCAAAAGACATACCGAGCGGGTACTGTGATATAGCGTCGTAAGGGCCGATATTGCGATAATCGCGATGGCATTGCGCCATGACAGCAGCTCCGTTTAGATACGCGGAACCTGGGGAAAACTGGCTATCAACGTCTCGTGTAGCGCTGTTTCCTAAACCGAGTTTTGTGCGAGCGTCAGCGGCATTCTTTGCCCCGGTCCCTCCCTGCTCAATGCTGAGAGCTGTTTTCAGCCCAGAAAGGCTGGTAATGTCGCTGTTATCCCCTTTCTTCGCCAGAGATTTTTGACCCGGCACGGTAACGACAGTGCCGTTGATAGTGATGGTGACATCAGATGTCCCGTTCATTACATCAGCGAACCCGCTCATGTAGCGCTGGTACATCGTGAAGGTTTCAGCGATATCCTGCGCCAGACCATCCACGCTCAGACTGTCACTCAGAAGAATGGCAAATCGGGTTCCGGCGGGAACAGTTGGGTTAGCTGCTGGCGTTACGGTGAGACTTGTTGCGCTGCCGATGGTGGTAATCTGAAATACCTGCACAGGGCTGGTCATTGCAATAACGGTACAGCCGTTACGAATAAGAGAACCAGCAGCAGTGAAGTTTGTGCCGGTACCTGTAAGGGTGTTTCCGCTGATGGCGATAGTGCCAGTGGTATAAATCATGTTTTCTCCAGGCAATAAAAAAACCCCGCCGGAGCGAGGTTGATTAAAAAGATAGTTTATTCAGACGTACATATCGGGTAGAACGGGAAGGTTCAGTGGCGTTACCGTGTCATTACCAAAAATTGCATACCGCTCGCGCCCAAGATATTTCCCACCCTGAACTGAAGCACTGCCGTTCTGTATTTTTATTCCAAACATTCGATACACATACATGCCATTTACTTCATGGGCCATCAGCCCGAATCTGCCCAGCGGAACATAGCCTTTGCCGATGCTCACGGCATTTTTCGAAGGCGTCCAGAGCTGATTGAGGTAGACGAAGGGACGCCTGGTTGTTGAAAACGTGCAGGCTCCGGCTGCATTGAAGATGTTTAGCCCCGTGCCAGGCTGCGGCGCCACGCCACTGGCGAAGATGACAATATCTATCGTGCCGGTCGTCGGAGCATCATCGTTGGTGGATGGAGGGCTGAAGAACCTGACCGTGTTGCCATCGAAATCGACTGTATTACCGCTATTGCAGCGCCCAAAGACGATATATTTGGACTTGTCGTATCCCGCTATTGTGGGAACTGCCCAGCCGCCAGTGGGGACATTGACGGTCCCCTTCCAGATACACTGCCCTGACTGCGTGGCATTGGTAATCGCCAGGAAGTCAGTACTGTCATCAATAAGCAGGCCTTCTCCTTTACGCTGGCCAGGAGGAAATATCTGCCAGATGCTTCCGGGGAACGTGTACGTACTCTCACGCTCACTGATGCTTACGTCCTTCATCGTGGAGTTCTGCGTCACACGGCCACCGGATATGGTGACCGAGTTCATTTTATGAAGCAGCCCTGAATCAAGGTAAGCTGTCGCGTGCGGGATAAACAGCACCTGCGCCCCGGAAACATAACCGGCAATATCAGCGTATTTGGCTTTCTGGTAGCCAGTGTCAAAGTAGGCTCCAAAAGACGGGCACCGAAGACCCGCCGTTATCTCCATCCGCTTTCCGCCATCATTCAGATCAATTAGTAGTCCTCTTGGCATGTTATGTCCATTCTCCAAGTACGATACGGCCGCCTCCGGTCAGGTTGATAGTTACACCATTACTGTCTATCACCGTCGCCTTGTTCGGCCCACTGAATCCAAAGTTACCCGTTGTGGCGTAAATCGAGCCACGAACAGTCACGTTGTTAAACACGGCATACCCGGACTTGTTGATATGCCATCCGACATTCCCTGTTCCATCCCAGGTTGATGACTGGATGTAATTACCGATTTTACTGTTACCGATCGTCCCCTCCCCGATAACAGCATCGCGGATTATCAACTGACCATTTTGCGTGGTGAATACGATGGTAGGGGTTCCTCCTGCCTGCATCATCACTGCAAAACGATCTGCGAGGAATAATACCTGCGACTGCATGCCAGATGGAGTATTCTCAACACCTATCCCCATACCAGCAGCATACTGTTTTCCGTTCGCATCCACGGCAACCTTGATGCTGTACATCGCCTTCAGGTCGCCGTTGACGTTCGCAATGGCCTGCGCGTTGGTGGTGATCGCTGAAGTGTGCCCGTTGATGGTCGCCGTAATGCCGTTTATCTGCGTGGCCGTGGCCTGCTGATAATTGGAAAACGTCTGGTTCAGGTTGTTGATTGCTGCCTTGTTGCCGTTCACGTCAGTCTGCACACTCAGCAGCGAACGCGCTGTTGCCTCCCTGTCGCTTGCCATAACATTATCAATACGATCGATGCTGGCCTTACTGTCACCATACTGCGCGCTGAGTCTCACCTGCTGATCAACCTGCGCCAGCGTACTCGTTATTAGCGCGATAGCGTTATTCTGGATGCCGCCGCTGGCAGTATCTGTCCTTGCTCCCAGTTCCTCCAGACGGGATGCCATTGATGAAGTCGTGTCGGTGACAACCTGTCGCAACGTGGTGATATCAGCGGTATTTTGCGAGCTGGCTTGCTCGGCCGCATCTGCCTTACCTGATGCAGCGTCAGCTTTACTCGAAGCCGAATCAGCTTTATCAGAAATGACCTGAGTACTCGCAGTGAGCTGATCAACAGCAGTAGCCCTTGCCTGAGCTTCATCTGACAGAGCCTGCCTTACCTCGGTAATTCCCGCTACGTTCTGCGCTGTTTTTGCCTCAAGACGGGTAACATCCGTTACGCGCGCCTCCGTTTCAGTAGCGATCACCTCCCGGAGTTGTTCGAAGGTCGCAGAGTTAGCGCCCTGCTGGGCTGTCTGCCGCACGACAACATCAGCAATAGCAAGCGCGTTGCCGATGATTGCTTCTGCTGTCTGCTTATTCGATCCAACCGCCGCTGCAAGACCGTTTGCATTCTCTTTGATTGCATCAGCCAGTTCTGCGAACTTTTCACTGCTCTGCAACGCGCTCTCGATCAGGTCTTTGAACGTATCAGTCTCTTTAATCTCCTCCAGGATTGCATCGGTGATATCGGATACATCAATGCTGGCCTGCCCGCGCACAAAGTCTGTGTACCCTGATTCGTTTCCGCTGCGGTCCACCAGCTGCGCGCGGTACCAGAAAATTTGCCCTGCCTTAAGGCCCATCTGCTGATACTTGCGCTGCGGATAGGGTACGTCTGCCAGCAGCATCGCATCGTCTTCGGTACCGGTCAGGCTGTACTGAATTTCCGTCTTCAGCGTGTCGTCGGTGTTCGCCGGGAATCCCCAGTTCAGCTCGATACCGAATACCACATTATCGGAAGCGATGAAGCCGACCGGTTTCGGCGGATTGCCCACTTTCCCCGTCAGCGTTTTCTCTTCTGAATAGCCCCATCCGGACGAGATTTCTGCGGCATTGATTGCGCGTACGCGCACCAGGTAGCGCCCGGCATAAATCCCGGGGACGTCGAATGACGTGGTGGAGCTGCGCGGCACGTTAACCCAGTTCCCATCATTGCGGCGCCATTGCGCTTCATAGGCGATAGCGTTCTGCGCCTGGTCCCAGCTCACGCGCATCGTTTCGACGCTGATATTTTGCTGCACCACAGAAAACGAGCTGATCACGATGTTCGCAGGCGGCGACTGGTTGCCCGGCGGGATCACGCTCACCGGCCGCTGGTCAATGATGGCTCCGGTATCGATTCGGGCATATTTATCCGGATCGTGCCATGCACCGGTAATGGTGAAAGTGCCATCATCGTTATCAGCGACACTCACAACACGATACTGCTGCGCGTAGAGTTCGTTTGACTCAACCACCCAGACAGCTTCGGCCTGAGGCGTCTCACTGTACGCGGTGGTGACTGTGACCGATTCCCCGTTAACCGCCTGAATGGTCCTGCTCTGTGACGCTCCGGAGGGAAGGTTGAGGATAAGGCGATCACCTGCTGCCGCATCAGCTACACGGTCAAGTTTGATAACGCGACCATTAACGGCGCTGATGCGTCCGCCCATAACCTTTCCGGAAAGCAGCTCGTCTGCCACAGCGATGATATAGCCAGGCTGCGGTATGTTTCCGTCCAGCCCGACATCGAACGAAACAACGCGATCCTTGTTGTTGGTGAGAATACCCCAGCGCCCCTTTCGGTTCGCTTCTGACTGTCTGGTACAGCCGATGGCTGTCATTTCCAGCTGATTGAAGCCGTACCGCGCTACCAGCGCCTGCTCGAATACGGGTTCCATCGCGTCAGCGTAGGCGTTACCCGGATCGGACCATGAAACCAGCGCTGTAGTGTAGCGGGTTTTCGTGGTGCTGCTTGAATAGGTGAAGCGACCGCCAACAACATTAGCGCGCGTGTAGCTGTAATCCACATCACGGGGCATATCGGCCAGAGCAACGATCTGATCGCCACCCCAGTACGTCATGCCACGGAAAATAGCAGCAAAATCACGCAGGACTGTGTAAGCGTCGTTCCGGTCCTGAATGTACACGTTGCAGGTATAGCGTGGTTCTGTTCCATCGCCACCCTTACCGTCCGGTACCATCTGATCGCAATACTGGGCGACCTGATAAAGCGTCCATTTATCGATGTTAGCAGCAGTCAAACGGTGACCGAGGCCGAACCGGTCAGAAACAACCAGATCGTAAAATATCCATGCAGGGTTATCCGTCCATGCCCACTTAAACGCCCCGGTCCATGTCCCGCTGTAAGAGCGGGTTTCTGGGTCGTAAGTATCAGGAACTCGAATAACGCGGCCACGAGGCTCACACGAGATCTGAGGTATAGAACCATTAAACTGGCTGGAGTCGAATTCAATGTACAGCAGCGCGGTGTTCGGATATCGCAATTTCGCATCAATCACCTCAGTGAAGCTCTGTAGCGTCATCGTGTCGCCGATTTTCGCGCTGTTGGCGTCAGCGGTAATTTTGCGTAGTCTGATTGTCCAGGTGCTGCCCGCCTGAGGTAAATCAATACGGTGGCTACGCTCATAACCTGAGGTAGTTTTCCCGGTCACACTGGTATTGAGGACTGTCTGCCATGTCCCGCCGTCCGTCTGCAAGTCAATCGCATAATTAACCGAGTAACCAACCAGATCGCCATCGTCCTCCTGCTTGAAAAGCGAAGGCCATTTCAGGCGTAAACGAACCGCCGAAAGCTGTGTATTGGTGAAGGTTCGTGTCCACGCTGTAGCGCTCGTTACCTCGGTTCCCACGCTGATTTCGTTTTCGGTACCGGGAATGCCCTGAATGTACTTCTGGGCCTGTGTACCCGCGCGAAATTCCCACGTAACGCCGCTGAAGTTTTGGGAGCCGTCGGCGTTCTCCAGCGCCGTTCCGTCCAGGTAGATATCCTTCCCGGTGAGCTGTCCAGCAAACTCCCCTTCCCCAAGCGCAACGAGGATCTTTGCCTTCGCTACAGATTGCAGATCATCAGGCTGTTCGGTAGGAGTTCGGGAACTGGAGCTCCCCCCTTTTCGTCCGGTAATTTTATTCGCCATATCGCGCCCATAAAAAAAGCCACCCGTAGGTGGCTTGTAAAAAGGTTTGTTATCTACTGCTGATCCTCGACATAAATCCCGGCGGAAATAATTGCCCCGCCGATTCGCCGGCGGCCGTAAAGGAGCGGAACCGGGTAACCCTGTGCGGCGGTATTTGTCACCCCGCCAAACGCATACGATGCACGGTTATCTGCGCTTTGTTTACTGGCCAGGCCCCCAGGTTGAGGCGAAAGCATTTGAACAACTCCACCAGCGATCATAGCTGCACCAAACTTCGCGGCTCCGTAGCCAACAGCAGATAGCGTTCCACCAGAAAGCATCCCAACAGCGATCCCCGCAACGACAAGAACAGCCCCAAGAATTGTCTGTAAAACTCCAGCCTTTTTACTTCCGATCACTACAGGGACAATTCGAATAACTTCACCAGTTACCGGAAAACCAAAATCATCTTTTCCGATATTTTTTTTATCTTTAAAGACGGCGTAGGTAAGGCCTCTTTCTTTACTGGTTATCAGAAACTTCTCCAGCCCGTCTATTGTTTTTGTAAGAGAGTTGATCGCCTCTGCGGTTGTTCTTATTAGGCGATGGTGAACCTTCCCGTAGGTTTTACCCAAAACACCGCCGAGCTCAATTCGAGTCATAACCTCTGACATTTTCATTCTCCATAAAAAAAGCCACCCGAAGGTGGCTTAGATTATTTTTGACTTTTTCAAAGACATGATCTGGCGGCCGCAGCCCAGTGGTCGTTCCATCCTTTAGCGACGGCATAAACCTTTATATCGCTTCCACCTGTCGCTGATTTATCGATATTCACTACTGAAAGAGCACCGAATATATCGTCCGATGCTGTGATTTTGTATCCTGACTCAGTGGGTATGCTGGAACTTGAAGAACGTAGCTCCACCCATTTAGGGGCAAGGCAACGGTTAACTTCATCAACAGTTTTTGTTGAATGCTCTGATAGAATAGGTTTTTGTTCTTCCAGTGAGGAAACAGAACAACCCATCAGCAGGAAGATAAAAATTGGGAGAATAATCTTTTTCATCACACATCAGTCCTTTTGACAGATTGACTCATAGGAATCAATTTTCTTTTGGTCTTGGTCATTAATAATGATGATTGATCCATGATTATTGACCTTTCCATCTTTGACCTCAATCCGCACGTAATATGGTTTTTTACCCGTGTAAGCACCGTATGAATTTTTAGCATTCACATAACCGCAAACATATCCAGTATTTTCACCAAAATCACGGAAAAATGATTCAAACTTAGCGCTGTCCGGATCTTTGAGGGTGTCTTTGACTAAGGACTCCCCCATGTCAATGAAATCCTTTTCAGAAGGTGTGCAACTAACCACAATCAGGCTACACGCCAATATTGAAAGAAATTTCCTCATATCCCTAATCCCCTTTTTTCGTTTTGCAAAAGGTTAGCACAGAGATTTGTAACGGAGAATCTTCATCGTTCGTTCCTGCCAGTAACCGCCATATGGTACTCGCTGACTCAGGTGACCGTACAGGTGGTGCAGCAGCATATTGCCCTCCAGCAGTATACCCGCGTGGTTCCACTTATCAGCCTGCACTTGCATGATCACCATATCGCCGGGTTTCGGCGGCCCGTCGAATTCACGGAATCCGCACTCGTACCAGCAATCCTGATAGAAGTTGTCCGGATATTCGTTTTCCCACCAGGGATAATCAACCCGGTAATCGTGGAGTTCGATACCATGCGTTTGCCGGAAATAGCTCATTACCAGCCCCCAGCAGTCAAAGTGACCAAGCACAAACGGACGCTCCAGCAGTGGCAGCTCTCCGCGCGGCTGAATGGTGCGTAAATCCCCCTCGGGCCAGCTCACGATATGCCAGGGTAACAGCGTTGCGTCGCATTGCGCTTTATCCAGTTCGCTCGGCTGTGTAGTGGCGTCAGGGTGGCTGTGAACGATGGCGATCACCGTACCCCAGTCCTCAGCGGCTGCGTAATCTTCGGGGCAAAGGACAAAATTGTCCTCCGGCGCCGCGGCAAGATTCCGGCAAGGAAAATAACGTTCAACGCGGCTTTTCTGCGCCACCGCACCACAGCACTCACGAGGATATTCAGCGGCGGCATGCGCCATAATCGCATCAATGGTTTTCTGGCGCATATCAACTCCTAATCAACGACGTGCCCGGGAATCCACCGAACGGCAGTTCGTTGCCGTCTCCATGCCGGAGCTTACAGGCCGTAAGCGTGCCGGGGCATTCATCCAGCGACGGATCGCTCACCGGGTTGTTGTTTTTATCGAAATAGCGGGTACCGGCATAGTCGCAGCCGTCGCCGGTGCGGTACTTATTGCGCATGCACCAGGTGCACAGGGAATGAAGCTGGCGCGTGGGGATCATTTGTCCCTGAAGATCCATAGGGCTGGACAGTACAAACTCGATGGTTTCGCCAGCAAGCTCGGTCGTTTTCCCGTCGATATACCAGACCTGAAGTTTCTCCTGAGTCGGATCTGCTGTAGGGTTACCGCCTGCGAAGTTTTTCGCGTCGAGATATTTTGCCTTTGTGTCGTGAATAGTGACCTTAGCCTGTAGCAAATCGTCGTACGCAAGACACAGGGCAGAAATAGAGCTTTCGATGTTCGCGACCGTCAGTGATGGCGTCGCATTGCTGCCACTGGTCGATTTCTCCAGCCCTTCCAGCTGATACGGCCAGGCGGAATATTCATTACCCTGCCACCAGATTGGTTTCGCCGGGAGCTTGGCCTCATCCCCGCCAGCGGCGACTATTTCCGCTTCGGTGTGGGGAATGTTGTAATTGTGAAACCGGAGAACGTCCGTCAGTCCAAAAGAAGAACCGTCCACCTCAATCAGGCGAACGTCGTTCCCTGATTCCAGCTTCTGATAATCTGCGTTTAAGCTCATGGTTTAAATGCCTGGATGAATGTTGCTTCAAGGTTGAATTTCCCCGCGCCGAGCCCGGTGGGTTTATACGTTTCGCAACGATACAAACCCAAAGGTTCGAGCGGTGGCTTCCACTGAAAGGCTTTCGTCCCTTCATGCCTGTCGAGAAAAGATTTAATGGCGGAAATGTAGGTTTCGTTGCCAGTAAAGTTGAGCGTCCACTGCTGGGTTCTGGTATTCAATCCATCCCCTGAAACCTGCTCATATCCATCACCAAACTGTGCTTTCCTGACGCGGAAATTTATATCTGCCTCAGCGTTAATTCGTGGGCACCAGGTGAAAGTTTCGATAGCCATTTTTATCGGGTTCCTTTCATTGCGTTCCAGATGTCACCGCCAGGGCGAATATCTCGCATGATGTTCTGCTTATATCGCTGATCAACATATTTACCGACATCAGCACCAAATTGTTCAAGACCGGGTGAAGTCTGCGTGGAGGTATTGCCGTTGCCATCGATGGTGATATAAACCTGTGGCGCCGAAGATACAGACTGACCACCACCAGCGCCGACCGCACGAACACCGAGTGAACCATCCGGTGCGCGAGTCAGCGGCATGATTGCCTCCGGCCCGGCCTCGCCCATGATTCCGGCCCCGCCTTTCGCGAAAGCGAACATGGTGGGGTTTCTGACGATCCCATTACTGAAAGCGCTCAGAGATGGAGAGTCATAAACGCCGCCTTTAGCGTTAAACTGAAAACTCGAACCGTAACTGGAAACCGCAGTACCGGTGCTGGCTGATGCTCCCGCACCGCCCCCGAAGAAGCTGCCTACGCTGCCGATGAGTGAGCCAAAAATGCCAGAACCGGAAGACCCACCCCCCATCGCGCTGACCACTGCCATTTGCAGAGCGACTTTTTCGATAATCTGTAAAACAGAGATACCCCAGGATTTCCAGCTGACCTTATTGCCTTCCAGCATTGAGGTGACATTACTAAACGCGCTGTCGAGTGTGGTTTTCACTCCATCAGAAACCGTGCCAGAAACATTGCTGATTTCATCGAACCAGTTGGCATAGCCGCGCGATACTCCAGCCATCCAGTCCGCTTCAGCTGCTGCTATAGCCTTGTATTTCTTATCCAGGTCATCGAGGGCAGCCGCGCGTTGCGCGATAGCCTCGGTGCCGCCGTCCGTTTTAGCAAAAACACGCTCGATCTGTTGCGTCTCGTCGAACCGGCTGCGCTGGCGATCACTCATGCCTGCGGTTTCGGTTGTCAGTGTCGCCTCATCCCTGAACTTTTTGGCCGCTTCAGTTAAATCCTTCAGAGCATCGGCTTGTTCGCGCTGCTTACGTACGTTTTCATCGGCTTTTTGCGTCCATTTTGCCAGCTCTGCTGATGATGCCTGGATAACCTTGCGTTGCTCGTCGGTCCATTTAGTGCCTGCCTGATGCGATGCTGCGTATAGCTCAGACGCTTTTTCTCCTTCCGTTGCCCTGACGCGTTGCACATCGATAGCCACGCTCAGATCGGCCATTTTGCGGGCATATTGCTCAGCGGTGCTGGCTGCTGCGCGCTCGGCTTTACTCTGAGCACTTGAGGCGGCAGTAGAGGTTTTTTTTGCCTCGGCTGCTGCTGCATCCTTTTTGGCGGCCTGATCCTTGTTGTAGATGTACTGGGTATAAAGTGCTCCAGTCAGCTTCAGATCTTCCGCTTCATAAACGTGCTGCTGATGAAGTTTCTCTAATCCACTGAGGCTGGCCAGCTCATTATCGCGGCGTGAACGTTCCAGTGCTGTTTGCTGCTGAGGCGTCGCATTAGCCATTGAAACCACAGGCCCCGCATACTGCGGAGGCTTGGCGCCAGCGGTTGCTGACATTGAACGGTTTAGCAGGTCATAGGCACCTTTCAGGATTGAGACGGCACCAGCCTGTTCGATAGCCTTTTGCGTTGCCAGGTCGCTGGCATCGTTCACCAGCTTCTGCGTTTGCTCGACTTTTGAAGCGGCCTGTTCCCGCTGATACTCCAGCTGATTCAGCTTATCGGTAAGTTCAATGTTTTTGGCCGTGATGTCGGCCTGGTCCATGAAGGTATTAATCAAGGTCAGCGTCGGATGGCGGTTATAATCCTGCTGGATTTGATCAACCGCCTTGAGGCTGTCTTTCACCTTCGCGATCTGAGAGTCGAGGTCGGCCAGGTCCTGCTTTTGTGCCTGTAAAGAGGTCCGCGCATCTGCGGCAGTCGACCGAAGGCCGAGCACAGACATCTGCTGGAGTTTGGTGTTGATCTCGTCAAGGTTGTTGGCAAAGCCGACAGCCTCACGGTGTACCTGCTGGGTATGCTGATACAGGCCATACATCGCAGCACCGGCACCGATAATAACGCCTGGCCAGCCACCGAGAATGCCCAACACTCCGCTACCCAGCCGTGACATTACCGAGGCTGTATTGGTGAGGTTGTTAACGGCAGAAGCCCTTCCAGCAAGCGCTGTGTTCAGGGATGCCTGAGCTGCGGCAAGATTACGTTCGGCAACAATCTGAGCCTCAATACTTGTCGCCGCTGCGCGCGCCTGTTGAGCGCGGTAAACCGCCTGGCGTCCAGCAGCAACGCTAACCTGAGCGCCACGTACCTGAGCCTGAGCCAGCGCAACCTCGGCGGCCGTATTAGCGAGCACTGCACGGGTTGACTGGCCGACGCTGCCGACCATGTTGCCAAAATAACGAGCGAGGCCAACACCAACCAGAATGCCTGCGGTGTTCGCCACATCATCGATGTTATTCGCCAGACCATCCAGCACGCCGGAAAGCGTTGATGATGCGCCGACCGCATCGTTCGCCCCGCCAACCCATGCAAGGAAGGCGTTTTGCACTTTCTGTGCAGATCCGCTGATGGATGCAGGAAGGGTGTCGAATTCTTTACGGAGGATCTCAACGTTGGTCAGCAGCGGGACGATCTTGTTGGTAGTCAGCTCGCCGTTGTTGGCCATATTTCGCAGGCCACCAACAGTGGTACCCAGACCATCAGCCAGCAGTTTCGCCAGGCGGCCACCGTTCTCCATGATGGAGTTAAATTCTTCGCCTCGCAAAACGCCTGAGCCAAGCGCCTGGCTAAGCTGAGTGATAACAGAGCTCGCCTCTTCGGTACTGGCGCCAGACAGCTTCAGCGAGGTTGCTACGGTTTCCGTAACTTTTGCGACGTCAGCAGAAGCGTAACCGGCATCACGAAGGGACTGCGCAATTCTGCTGTATAAGTTGCTGTTTGCCTCGAGGGATGTTCCGGTGCGCTGGCTAATCTCCATCAGCACGCGCTGGGATTGCACGTAATCCTCACTGGAAGAGGACGCAAGGCGAAGACGGCCATTCAGCTGGTTCCAGGTATCAGCAAACTGAACAAGTTGATGCGTGGCAAATGCGCCAGCCCATGCCCCGGCAAGCCCAGCCGCTGATGAACGTACAGTTGCGAGCTGAGAATTCAGGTCAGCCAAAGACCGCTGAGTTTCACGCGTGGCCGCTGCTGCTTTCTTCCCGCCCTGTTCCATAGTGCGGTAGTAATCCGTCCCCATACGGGACGCTCTGGCGATCTCAGACTGAAAAGAAGCCGAGTTCGCAGAAATTTTGATGATTAGCTCGCGCAGCGTTGCCATATTTCACCCATAAAAAAAGCCCGCAGCCGCGGGCGTCAAAGACTGGACATCCATTCTTCAAGTTCAGAGACTTCAGAGCCTTCTTCCTGCTCACCCCATTTCAGCATCACGTCAGGTATGGTGAATTTCCCGCCCTGAGAATTCAGCATTGCAACGGAGATCTGCGCCGCCTGTGCATCGGAACGCCAGTCCCCTACAGGGCTTATGCGGTCAAACTCGATCCACATCTTGAGCTCGCTGGCGGTTATGGTCTGGCGCAGCTCGTGCAGAGTGCGCCCCATCCGGAGCGCCAGCGACATCAGGAAGAAGGTCAGCGGCTGCTTTACGGCTTTCCCGCTTCTTCCTGACTCATTCCGAGGCCAAGAGCCTGAGCCAGCAGGCGCGCATGCACAGGACCATAAATTTTGGATACCAGCTCCTGATCCTCGTCACTGAATACGCGCTCACCGTTTTCATCCAGCAGTACGTCAATAAACAGAACCACATCCGCCTCTTTGTTACGCAGGAACTTCTCCGCCTCCGTCAGCGTCGGGGCCTCTTCGCCTTCGGCGAGCTGAGGATTTACGATTTCCCGGAACTTCACCCAGGCATCGCCGGACGGTTCGCGCAGCGTTACCTTTGCGCCATCCCACTCGGGTATCGTAATACCGTCTTTTGTGCGATAGGCTTTTGATGCAGTAAGCGCCACGTCGCGTAGTGAATTCTGTGATGTTTTTTGCGCCATTTCATTATTCTCTTGTTACATGGTCGAAGGGATAAAAAAAGCGGCCGAAGCCGCTCAGGAACCTTGCTGAACACGGATGCGTTTCGGCTTGCCCTTCACGCGGAGCGAATAGGTGGCACCGACTACCGCGGAGGTGGCCGCCGACCAAGAGCTCTGACGAACCTCCATCAGTACGTAGAATCCGTTACCAGACGGGAATACCACCTTCAATACACGAAGTTCGTCGTTATCGTAAGCATCCTGAAGAGCTTCCTGCGCCTCTTCGTCACCTACCCAGTTACGGCTAATGCTCATCTCCGCAGGCGCAGCGAGACCGTTGGTTTGCTCCTGCTCTTCTGAGCAAAGCGTAGTTACGTCAATGTCCCCTTTCTGACCACCTGTGTACGTAATCTCTTTGGTTGCACACTCCGCCTCAAGAAAAGTAACTCCATCAGGGAATGTAGATGATTTGAAAGTCTCAACTGTGATAGGGGAGCTTGAGACACCAATCTTTGTCCCCTTTGTAACTTCATACTTACTGGTCATGGTTTCTCCAGATATAAAAAAGACCGCCGTAGCGGTCTGCGAGGGTGAGTGAGGCTAAACGGTTACCTGAAATTCAAGCGTTGCCCTGTGATAGCGCAGGTCAGGTTCATAACCGGGCGTTTTAACGATATTTCCCGGTTTGAGCACCTGGACGGCATCCAGCGCCATATTTCTGATCGCTCGAGCTTCAGTGATAGTGCTGGAGTAAACATCGACCTGCACCGAAACAGAAGACTCTGCCTGGCCACACAGCACGTCAGCGGAAACATCATCGACGATGGAAAAGATAATCCAGGGTGGAGAGACAGACGGTTTCCCGTCACTACCTAATGGCGCAACATAGGGATATACCCGTCCTTCTGCCAGGGGAGAGAGCAAGGCGTAGATATTATCTTCATTCACTTGCTCAATACCTCATCAATAGCCTGGTTCATCCTGGCAATGGCGACGCTGGCGGCCTCTTCCTCGCGCGTATCGTAAGCGGGTCGCACAAACGGATGCGCGGGCATGTTCGCAGTTCCCATTTCAACGAATCGCCAGTAAAAGGCGTTTCTCGGGTTATTAGCCTTCATCGTGTTATCGCTGTTGCCGGTGCGCGGGTTAACGCCACGAATATGGACGCCGGAAGAAATTTCCCCGCGGCGGCGGCTTTTTTGGGTCACCACCACCACGTTTTTTTTCAGTTTTCCGGTGCGTACTGGTGCGCGTGCGATTACTTCTTCCTTAAGCACTTCGGCACCGGCGCGCGTAGCATCACGCAGGACCTTGTTGTTTTCAGCGCGGCTAAGCGCCTCCAGGTCCTTTGCGATATCATTTAACCCAGAAAAATCGAGGCTCGTGTCTATCATTTTTCGATCCCCTGCTTACAAAGAATTTCGAGCTGAATGCCGCGAGAATCAGGTATCGGCGGACCAATGATATTTAAAGTGGCCCCCTTGAGCGGGCCAGTCATAACCCTGAGTCTGGACGCAGCAGTTATATCGCTACGAAATCGTGTCCATACCCTGATGGTGGCGACTGCGGTTTCAGCACCAGCGGCTACCAGCTCTCGCCCACTGATACCTTTTACTTCTGCCCAGGTTTCTGCACCGTCATGCCACGTTTCAACAGGCTGACCAGAAGGATCACGCGATGTTGTAATGTTCTGAATTACCACCCTATCTCTCAGTCTTCCGGCCTGCATACCCCCCCCCTACAATCCATAAATGCGGTATGGCTGCAATAGCGCTTCCACAGCAAAAGGTACGGCTGAAGTTATGTTCCCGATGTTTACCGCTTCCCGGTTTGCATACCAGTGACCGATAAGCAGTAGCATGGCTGCCTTAACATCATCATTGAGCAGTATCGGGTCCGGATCGTCAGCGTAGCCAGGGCTGCTTTCCTTTTCATAGAGCGTTCGCCGTGTCCATGTCTGGACGTACCGGGCCGCTGCACCTGTGTAAATCTCCAGCAGAGCATCATCACCCGTAAAGTCGGTATCAATGCGGCAATGCTGTTTCACCACATTCTGATCAAGCATTTGTTTGCCCCGAAAAAAGCGGCCCGAAGGCCGCAATAGTTATCAGCTACCCGCGCCGGTGCTGAATGAACCGTACACGAACGCCTCAGGGCGTTTCACAGCCAGCGCCAGACGTTCTTCGCAACGGATGGTGATCATGTTTTTCTCGAAGTCGTCGGCGTTCTCCGTGGAGATAACCACGTTCGCATCTTCGCGGTCGAAGATTTGCGCGCCAGCGTTAAATGCACCGGTCAGGAATTTACCCTGGAAGGCTGCCGCTTCCGTTGCAACAACCGGCAGGCCCCACAGAGTCGGACCAGTCAGCGCCGCAGGGTTCGCCAGAATGTAACGACCCAGGCTGTCTTTGGTCAGCTCGATCCGCGCCCAGTCAATGAAGTGAAGAACATGACCAGATGCCGGGAAGCGTGCCAGCTGTGCCTGCAACATTGCCAGACGCAGATCGTCAATCCCGCTCTGCTGTTCGACAATGAACGCTGGATTGAACGCTGACGCCTGAGGAACGATGCCGTGCAGATGAACGCCGGTACCATCACCGAAGAGAATTTCCTGCTCTTCTGCATACTTCAGCCCGTAGCGCATTTCGGCATCAACGGTGGACTGCAACTGTGCGAAGTCATCCAGGATCTGCTTTGAGGCTTTGAACAGGTGGGCGATGGTGCTGACGCCAGTGATTTTCGGCGTGAACTCAATTTCGCTGTATGGTTTCTGCGTATTTTCAGGAACCACTTTCGCGTTATTGGTAAAGCCTGTCTGCTGCACCCAGAAAATAGCTGAGGAGGACGTACGGCCTGGAGCAATCAGATCGCGGATGAACAGGCGCTGTTTCGGTGCCGTATCAATACCCGGCAGGCGCTGTGGTTCAACAACACCATCAGGTACATCCACCGAAGTCAGGGCGGCCTTAACCGGGATGCTGATGCGCTTACCGCCTTCCACGCTGGAAGCGAAGGTTTTCAGGGCTTCAGCGGAGATCACCTGGTGGCCAACGGACTCGATAACCTGTTTTGCGTTTGCCAGCGGCATCTGGGCAACATGTTGCTCCAGTTCGCCCATTGCGGCCTTCAGGGTTTTTTCAGCTTCACGCAGCGCGTTGAACTCAGAAGCCATTTTATCAACGGCAGCTTTTGTTTCTTCTGACAGCCTGCCTGACTTCTGCGCCTCTTTGAGTGCGTCTTCTGCTTTCGCGTTGAATTTGCCGGTTGCCTCTTCAATGCTGGCAGTGACTTTTTTCAGAATTTCGTTTACTTCAGACATAAAGGGTCCTTATTTGACTAACGCCGCAAGAGCGCTTTCAAGTGAATTGAGGGTTTCAGGTTTGATATCTTCGGCAGCGCCCGGCGTACCGTCGTTGGTGGTGACAGCGCCAGGCATGCCACCGGATAAGGCTTTAATGAGTTTTCTGCGCTCAGAGCGCGGGGTGTTGGTTTTAGCCAGCAGCGCATCAAGTTTGCGAAGCGCGGCCGCGGGTGATTCATCGCCATCACTGACCGCATCCGCAGAAAGCAGGCTGTCTGCCAGCCCCTTCGCCACAGCGTCACTGCCACCGATATAACTCTCGGCATCCATCAGTTTCTGAACAGCTGCCATATCAAGGCCGGAACGCGCCGCGTAGATGTCTGCCATAGCGTTATCGAAGGGCTCCAGAGACTGTGCCAGTTCCGCAAAGTCATGGCGGTTACCCATCGCGTAGACCCAGCAGTTGTGGATCATCAGGAAGGCACCACGACCGATCTGAATATCATCCCCGGCCATCGCAATGACTGAGGCGGCGCTGGCGGCAATACCGAGCACCTTCACCGTCACACGGCCTTCGTATTCTCGCAAAAGGTTGTAGATTGCCAGGCCTTCGAACATGTCACCGCCAGGGGAGTTGATATTGACCGTGACGTCGGCGCCATTCATCGCCCGTAGCGCACCGGCGATACGTTTGGCTGTTACGCCTTCACCCCAGTAGTCCTGCCCGATCACATCAAAAACAGAAATACTGTTGTCGTCGGTGGCCGCAGCTTTGATCCCGCCATCCCAGCGTTCCATGGCGGAGGGTAAAGTTTCACAGGTGACCCGCGCGCAGGGGCGACCCGCCGGTGCTGCCGGAAGTTGTTTTTTGCTCATCAGGAAAGTGCTCCTAAGCGGCCTGTTTCAGCGGAGATTGTTCAAAGGAAATGTCAGGGAATATGTGGTTATGCAGTTCTCTCAGGGCCAGAGCCTGAACAGCAGGATTGCTGCTTTCGAGATTTTTCAGTTGCGTCAGGTTGAGCTGAACGGTGTAAATGTCACCCCCTTCAATCGGTGGCATATTCTCAAGACGGCGCACGTCATTGCGGGACATCCACCCATTCTGAAGCGCGCTGGTATAATACGCAGCACGGCCCGCGCTGTCGGCGCGCAGCAGTCCTTCTACAGAGAACTCTGCGAACACCTCATCATCGCTGTCCAGCAGGCACCGTCCTATTTCCTGTTCTATGTTCACCAACAGGGGTCGCAGGGTATGTGTCAGGAACTGGAGGTTCATGCCCTCCAGACTGGATGCCCAGCTGCTTTGCTTCGTGGTGTGACCGACCATGAAAGGCGGAACGCGAAACCAGCGACAGATTTCCTCAATACTGAAAGAGCGGCTTTCCAGCATCTGGGCGTCTTCGGGATTCATGGTGACGCCCTGGTACTTCAATCCGCCTTCAAGCACCATGATTTTCCCGGCGTTTTTTGAACCGGTAAATGCAGCCATGTAGCTGCGAAGTCTTTCACGTTGTTCGTCAGACAGCGCATTCTCAGCGGAGAGAAAACCTGAACTCTGAAGCCCCTGTTCAAATATCTTCGCAGCAGACTCCTCAACCGCCATTGCAGAACCGATCACATCCCGGCCTGTTTTCATCGGCATCATGCCGCAAACGCCGTCAAGACCGAACCCGCGAATGTGCATGATGTTTTTGACGGGAATGACGCGCTCGTTACCGTTTTCAGTGTATTTGTATTCCAGCGCCCCGGTCACGAGACGTTTAACCACCATGTTCTGCGGCAGCAAAGGCACCAGCGAAACCAGGCGGTTTGCGATGAATTTCTTCTCAATGAAGGCGTTCCCGCGCAGGCAAATACTGGCGACCACCATCAACATAAAGCGTGATGGTGTCATTTCTGAATTGGGTCGGCGGCACAGTATCGAATAGGCCGGATGATCGGTTGCCGCTTTACGCGAACCGTCAGGCTGTCGAACGTATATTTTCAGCGGAAGGGTTGAAATAGACTCGCTTAACAGTCTTACGCATGCCCACACAGCCGATAGCTGGATGGCTTTATCGGCCGTTACCACCTTTCCGCTGCTGCTGGTACCAAACCATTCCTCCCAGAACGTGCCGGTAGTCAGGCTGATAGGCACACCAAGCCAGTTAAGCAGAGCACTTTTAACCCTGCCTGGCCGTTTGTTTTTTTTCATCAGAAACCTACCATGATGGGATTATTGAAGAATCCGGAGAGATCCTGCTGGTCGTTGCCACCGTTAACCAGAACGCGGCTCATTGCTGTGAACAAAGCCGCAGGGCCATCAATTTTGGCCTCTGGTGTGGACTTATTCGGGAAAATGTTCTCGTTCCGGTCAGGTTTGACGGTTACGTTGGACATCATCCAGTTCATCACCGGGTGATCGCTGTGATGGAAGCGGCCACCGTATACCAGCGCTTCGACCTCTTTCATCGCCTCAGAGAAATTGCGAACCGTCTGCGGCACTTCCACCAGCGGCAACCCTTCTTCTGCCAGTGCAAGGCTGAACTGCGTCGCACTCCACGGGTCGAAGCCAATTTCTTTCAGGCTCTCGCCAGCTACCCACAGCTGTAGCTCTTCCTTAATCTGAGCATGGTCAATTACATCCCCGTCGGTAAGGATCAGCTTGTCCATCCCGGCCCACTTACGATAGAGCTCTGCCATCTGGCGTGAACATTTCTCAAGGCGTCCTTCCGGTAGCCAGAATTTGAAATCCGCATGAACGTGGCCATCTGGCGCGCGCCAGACTTTAGCGGCCGCACAGATATCAATTTTGTTTGACAGGTCAACGCCCACCCAGGAGGGATAGGTTTTAAGTTCGTGCTGCGGGGCGATAAACTCGCATTTCTCCCATTTCATCATGTCCATCCAGGCTGACTCAGCGGTAACCCAGATATTCATGTGCTTGGTGAAAAAGTTAATTCTGGCCGAAACCTGCTCTTTCGCCTTTTTAGCCAGGCGGCGCAGGTCATCCCAGCGCTTACAGATACCCAGCCCCGGATTCGCCTTCTGCCAGACTTTTTCATCAAAGGGATCGTCACCTTCATCTAAGGTGTAGATGATGGCAAAAAACGTATCGTCTTTTACCAGCCCACGCAGCACCTTGATGGCGTAATCACGCAATTCGTAGCAGATGCCTTCTTTGTTGAAACCGGCGGTGGTGATACCGAAAAGCAGCGATTGAAGACGAGCGCCGGTTGCCGTCTCCAGAACGTCCCAGACGTCACGGGTTTTGTGAGCATGCAGCTCGTCGACGATGGCACAGTGAATGTTCAGGCCGTCGAGGTTGTTCGCATCTGATGATAAAGGCTCGAATTTGGAGGCCGTTTGCTCCTGGTAAATAGCGAGCTTGTTGAATTCGAAGATCCGCCCAAGCGTGGCTTTCGCCTTCTTGACCATATTCTTCGCGTCTTCAAAAACAATTCGTGCCTGGTCACGGGTGGTTGCAGCGGAATAAACCTCCGCACCGCCCTCGCCGTCGGCACCAGCCATATAAAGCCCCACGCCGGAGCAAAGCGTTGATTTGGCATTTTTACGGGCCACCTCAACATCTGCTGTACGGAAGCGCCGAACCATTACTGGACGACCGCTGCCGTCGTTACGCAGAACGGTTTCCCCCGTCTCTTCGTTAACCAGCGGGATAACAAAACCAAAAATATTAATCAGGATGAAAACGTGCCAGTCCATCAGCTCAATAGGCTGGCCTGCCAGCGCGCCTTTTACGTGAGGCACAAAATTATAGAAATTCAGAATGTGCTGCGCGCGCGGCTCACTGAAGAAAATACCGCGCTCTTCGCCGTGTGCCAGATCGTCAAGGAAACGCTGACAGGCAAGGCGCACATACTCACAGGCAATAATTTCCCCAGCCACCACCCTCTCGGCGTAGCGGATGCCTTCTGCAACCTTAGCCATTAATCCCTCGCTTTCATAAACTCGGCCAGCGGGTCAACCGCATCAGGGCCTTTTGCATTCACTTTCGAGCGACTGGCTGGCGTCATGCCGAACTCACCAAGCATGGCGCGCAGACGTTTCCAGGCATCAGCTTTCATGATGGCGGCGGGATGAGCCTTGATCAGCACATCCCCGCTCTGCGTTTCGGTCCGGTAGGTGTAGCCCTCAACTTCAAGCGTGTCGCAGTGATGCCGGTATTCGGTATAAGCCTCAACCAGCAGCTCAAGGGCTCTGGCATCAAGCTGAGACATCACACCGATAGCATCAAGCTCGTCGGCCATCCGTTTAAACCAGTATTTCCCCTGCTTGTCGAAATGCTTCGGCGTTGGGGGTACCCCTGAAGGGGGTTTTGGTTCGTTCTCATTGATCGGGCGTTTAGATGGGTTACCCCTCACCAAACGTAGATGGGTCGGGGTTTTCGGTGGTCCAGACATAATCGAAAACTCCTATTAATCATCGAGTGGGGGACCCCATAAAAAAGTTTTCTAACCTGCGGCGATGTGAAAAGAGGTTAGGCGGCGGTCCTTTGGCGCGTCGTTCCTGAACTTTCAACCCGCCCTCCCCCTCGGTCGATTCAAATGAGAACTGATGTCATTTGAGTCTTTCGACCGCTGTCTTCGCCCTGTGGCAGGGCTTGCAGAGGCTTTCGAGGTTGGACAGGTCATCGGTCCCCCCATTTGCCTTGGCGGTGATGTGGTCCACCGTCTCAGCGGGTGTATACCTTCCATTTCGCAGGCATTCCTGACAAAGGTGTTTATCTCTGTCGAGAACGATTGGGCGCAGCCTGTCCCACTTGCTGCCATAACCTCGCTGATGCCTGCTCTGTCCTCGCTGATGCTGCTGCCAGCCCTCGTTAAGGTGCTGGGGACAATAGCCTGAGCGGTCAGTGGTTGTGCCAGGGCAGCCACGCTTTCGGCATGCTCTCGGTATTAACGCAGGCATCAAGCTAACCTCCACGCCCTGCGGCGTTCTGTGCGTGGCGCTGAGTCAGGGTGACGTTCAACCGGTTCACCATCTGCATGGTCCACCAGCGAGTAACACGGATAGATCACTGAGCCACCCCATGCATCACCCACAGCGTAATCGGCGGGCTTGCTGTTATCCCAGCGGGATAGCACGCGCTGCACATGCTCAGGCGGGACGCTGTAGCAAACGCCGTGAATGAGTCTCGACAGCGTGATGTAATCAGCGCGAGTCTTATCAGCCACTATTAGCCGCTCAGCAATCTGCATCTGATATTGTGGCGGCCGCCCAGTACCGAGGTAAAAACTCAGCATGTGACACGGGAACCTCGCCAGCCAGACAGCAACCTGATCCATAAACCCACGGACTGGCAGGGCATCGTCCTCCAGCACTACTACCCTGCTGGATTGCTCAGCAGCCCATTGCAGCGCGCGGCGATGATTCCAGTTCGCCCCACGGTCACTGTTATCAATCAGAAGGAAAGCACCAAGGGATTCAGCCAGACGCAATGCCTGCTTATGTCGCGAGTGGTGACCTACCACAACAAACTTCACTTGTGTTTCCACCATGCGGCCTCCTTACCGATACCATCAGTTTTAAAAACGGTATGTACCTGAGGGCCGGTAACCAGCCTGTCAGCAAATGACTGCGCGACAATACCGAACGCCAGCATGTCACCCACCGCGGCGCCAGCCTGTTCTTTCTTCCAGAAACGATAACTCTCGATCCTGTAGTAAAGACGGATGATGCCGTGAGCGAACGCCATCACATCAGCACGGGTACCACCCAGCAGCCCAGCGTTAAGCATCACATCGTTCCGATGCTCTTCAATGAACTCCTGATAGATGCGCTCCGGATGATTCTGTTTTGCCCAGGTGTCGGCGTAGGTCTTCGGCTCAGAGCCAACGTAAATTTTGCCGGGCTCCATTTCCGACCATGGTTCACGGAGCATTTCGACATCAGTACCATCCGTGCACCAGACAAAGCGGTACTGTGGGTTATCACGCAGGTATTGCCAGATATGCAGCCAGCGGCGGAAATACACGTTCATATTGACCGCAGGCACACGCACCGTAAGCTGGCCCGGAGGAGAATATTCAAACTCGTCAGCGAGAATTACCGCTTCGCCGCCTTTGACAGATGCGACCCATTTCGCAATAAGCGCCTGCTCTGGCTTCAGTCTGGTGCCGCGCTGCGGGTCGGGCTGACTGGTGAGCAGCGTTGTGATAACCACGTCGCGCTGCTGGCGGTATTCAACGTAACCAGTAAACCCGGCATCACGCCTTTCGTTGTGGATCTTCACGTTACGTTCCACCAGCGACTGTCGGTCGGGACGTGGCACCGAACGCTCCACGGCTTCATGCTCATCAAGAGAATGGATCAGCTTTTCCGAACCGACCACATCACCGTAAGCCCACGTCGTCAGGCCAGCATTATGGATGCGCAGAGCGAGGTCGCTGTGTTCGTACATGCCGCGACCGTAAACCGGATCGAAACCGCCAACCTTCTCGATAGCGCTACGGTGGTAATACAGCATCACGCCGCGCTGCCCGGTGTAAGCGATGTGCTTATCATCCCGGTACAGGACCGCCATATCCTTCAGCTTATTCGTCCCTGCCAGATCGAGAAACTGGTAAGCCAGGTGCGGTTCGGGTGATTCGATGTATGGAAGGTGCCAGTTATCAGCGATGGGCCAGGCGTCATCGTCCCAAAGGAATAGATGCTCACACCCGGCGTCCATCAGCGCGGTTAAACTGGCGTTCTTCGAAGCAACAATGCCGAGTGATGTTTCATGGCGAAGCAGCTGCACGCAGTCAGGTACTACTGCGACAGGCTTAGAGCCGTCGTCGATAACCACCACCAGCGCCCCGGCGGGCAGATGTTTAATGTGCTGCTCAATGGCGCGGTTTAAAACGTCTGACCGGTTGTGGGTAGTAATGGCAATGCCAATCCGTGACGCTGAAGCGCAGGCAGGCACAAACGGGACACCATCAATAGTGACCTGCATTAGATTTTCCTTTTAGACGTGAGCCTGTCGCACGGCAAAGCCGCCGAAAGTTATCGGTTTGCCCAGGCTCACAGCTGAAAGACTTTCTTTGATGTGCGCGTGCGATGCGCTTAATGTGATTTATGGAGAAAAACGAACCTACTTCAAATTTCCAAATAAGAACTCATTAATATCAATGTATAAAAATCCGCGAGGATGTATTTTAAATCGCCAAACACTAATAATCAGAGGAATCAAAATGCCTGAACTCGTCAATCCAACAGACTCGTTGAATAGTTTTCAACACGCTTTATCCAATAGCCTGATTAGACTCTCACCGTGTGTAGTTCACCCTGAAATGAAGGTACTTATGGACGATGCGGATGGCACGCCAAGGATTACTTACGCTTTCGTTCAGGGAGATATTGTTAAAGGTGTTGCCATATACGTCCCAGCAGATCCATATGAAGGGAAGCCCTGTTTTGGCGTGGGTTATGCCGTAGCCGATAAATTTAAAAGACAGGGAATTGCCACTAAACTTCTCAAAGCCAGCATTGAAGAAATGCAATATGGTTTTAGAAACTCCTGCAACGAATTCTACGTAGAGGCTATCGTTGGCGTTGATAATCAGGCATCTAACAAACTTGCTTCTGAAGTTTTATCTGCTACGCCCAAGCCGGGGAAAGACTCTCACTCAGGTAAGCCTATCAATCAGTACATGAAGCTATTCAGCACCACAAAATAATGCTGTTCGGGCGCATTTCATTGCGCCCATTTAGGTTTGCAGTTCGCCTGCCACGCTTTGTTATGCGCCAAGATGTCTTTCTTCGTCTGGCGGTCCAGTACATCCCAGTCGTGCGCTGTGCCGTAAATGGGTTTAACCCAGTCGCAAGCCGTGTCCACTACCTCAACCCTTACGGGTCCAGTTGTCCCGCAGCTCGCGATCAACATCGTCATCAGGCATGCGGTTAACAGTCTGCTGTACATTGCTGGCCTCTTTCGTTGCTTCTACCCGGCGTTCGGCTACTGACTCAATGGCTGCGGCCTTTTCTTCTGTGCGCTGCCGGTCTGCTTTTTCTTCAGCCTGTTCACGCCCGCGAAAACGGCCCACACCAAACGCACCAAGCACCATCAGGATCGCAACTCCGATTGCCGCCAGTACAGATTTGAGTGTCGTCATAGGCTCACCCGCTCGCGCATCCAGCCATAAACGAATGACTCGTTAGCCGGACGCTGTTCTGCCAGCTCAAGATAACGCTGGCCCTGGCTACAGTTCAGTGCGCGAAGCAATACGATTTCCCCTTCTCCGCCTCGTTTCGCCAGGAAGGACTTCAGCGCGCTGATGCTACGCGGGCCGATCTGGCCGTCGGCGATCAGATCCGGATAGAACTGCTGCTGGTTATTGAAAACGTTCAGCCAGCGCTGGAACCATTTAACCTGCACCGATGGCCCCATGTTCACGCCGGTATCGCAAAGTTCGGCGGCAATGGAAGGGGATACTTCTGCCACCTGATCAAAGCGCGGACCATACCAGTAATCAGACTCAAGGATCGCCAGAGCCTGCTCACGCGTAAGATTTCGCATATCACCGGTATAACCATGCGCTCGGGCGGTTGCCTGAGTAATTCCCCAGTTCGTTGGGCCGCCCTTATCGTTCGGGTGATCAACATAACCACCCTCTTTGCCGAGGATGGTGTTAAAGATATCGTCTTTGGTCATGGCTATTCCGTAATGACGACCTTCGCCAGGTTCCCGCGAGCCAGCCACACCGCCATGCAGATGACGGAGTTAAGCAGCAGATCGCCGAGGTTAACCTGAACGTAGTGGCCGAGCAGAATGTTGAAGGCATTGAATCCGGCGGCAAGGATGACCAGATAGGCCAGTACCGCGACACTCAGGCGATGACGCTTTCCCTCTTTCCGGAAAAACATCAGCCTGACCATGATTAACAGGCAAACTATGGCGTTTGCATCCATCAGAAGAAGCTGCCATGTCATTTATCTTCCTCCCCCAGCCCCGGCATCTTCCCGCTTTTGGATTTGCGGAGAATGCGCAGCAGGACTGCCACGGAAATGGAAGCAGTGACAATTGCACCGACAGCTGGCGATACCTCAATGCTGGCCGGTGGCTTCATCAGGCTTAACGGCGTGTTGATGATTCCGGCCATGATTTTCGCCATGGGTACGGAGAAGAACACGCCACTGATAAACGATATCAGCGCAAAGATAGCCTGCTTCCAGAGTTGATGGGGATCTGAGGTCAGAACGTATAGCGCCGTTCCGGCGAGTGATCCGAGCATCACTGCTGGAGTCGCCTCCGGAAACAGCGTGGCAAAGGTTACACCGACTGATGACGATGTAAGACCAACGCCTACGATAGTGAAGGTCTCAGACATATTTATTCCGTGTGTAGTTGGTTCAGGCCCTAGGGATGATTTAACAAGTAGGCATGTCTATGATGGTTCCCGAGCCTGAAAATAAAAAAGCCAGCGACAGGCTGGCAATGTGAGGGTAAGGCAATGTCGGCTCTCTGGCCGAAGGGTCCCAGGTAGTGGGTTCTGGTGCCGGGCAAAGGAATCGAACCTCTGACGCGCAGCTTACAAGGCTGCCGTTCTGCCACTGAACTAGACCGGCGAATTTGGAGCATCTGGCGGGGATCGAACCCGCATCTTCTGGTTGGAAGCCAGACGTAATTCCCAAACTACGACAGATGCAGAATTGGCGGGACAGGAAGGATTCGAACCTTCGACCATTCGGTTAACAGCCGAACGCACAACCGCTGTGCTTCTGACCCTGAAATAAAAAAACCCGCAACGTGGCGGGCTTTTCGAAGTTAATTATCTACAGACGTTATACTCCATAATCAGAAGCATACAGGACAGTTTTATGCAAAGTCAACACTAACGTGCAAAAAAGTGTCGCCATTTGTTCCGATCACATTAATAAGTTGTTGCCTTCTCAAATTCTACTGCCGCGTGACGCTCCCCCTGGCGCAGCGTGTCCACCAGCATTTCATAAAAGGGTTTCCAGTTGCGTGACCATGAGGACTGATGGAGGTCCGGGAGACGCTTCACAATGGCACGGTGTACCGTCGCCGAGGAGATAGCTGAGAAGCCATTACCAGAGCAACGTTCACACGTTTTGAAAACCGGTGCGCCACGTTCTTTGGTCGCTTTGCGATCCAGCACTTCACCTTTACCGCCGCATCTGCACCGCGCAAGGATTACCTTTTTCCCTCCGCAGGTTTCGCAAACCCTTTTCACCAGCTCATTTTTAATCTTCGGGGCCACCACTTCGGCACCGTCAGCGTCGAAGATGCCAGGGTATTTAATTACATCTTCATGCCCGGAGATAAATCCGGTACCGCAACAGCTGTGACAGGTCACGCTGGTGGCGGCCGAACGGGAGTAATCAGCAAAGGCAAACTGCGCCAGCATCTGCATGCACCATCCAAAATGCCCACCAGCTGCTTTTCGAACATTCTTTGGTGCCGTTTCCATCGCGTAACGAGCCAGCGCCTGAACTGCGAGCTGTTCATCTGTTTTGCTGATGCCGGCCTTGCCGAAGAAAGCAGCCAGGCCGAAGCGCGCTCGGCTGCTGGTGGTACCAATCGCCGCCATAACATCAGTGCCGGTGAGACGATGCGGAGAGGTTCCTTTCACGTCGTCGCTGATGTGCATACCCTGAGGGCTAAAGTGTTTTAGTGATGCTTCAAGTTCCATATCTCAAACCCTCGTTACGTTGCTGGCTTCCCACTCGAGATCAAGCTCGCTTTGCGGCTTACCGACCAGGTAGTTAAATGGTTTTTTCTCGCCTTCCAGGAACTGGTGAGAGCGAGAGTCGAAATTAGCTCCGATGTCTCCGATCCACCCTTCGCCTTCTCGTTGCTTCAACAAACGAATCATTGAGGCGGGGAGATTGATCGCGGCCTGTTCGTCTTTGTCGAGGCTCTCATAACCCATACGATCCGCTTTTCTCTGCGCCAGCTCACGGGGAATGTTGCGCCAGACGGCCATAACGTTGTCGGGCATGTCGGTTAAGGCGCCAGTGCCTTTTACGTCCATCTTTCCGGTTGGAGCGGAGTCGTTTGTTTTTCTGGCGTGGGTAACCAGCAGGACGTGACAGTTATGCTCGTTCTTGAAGTCGCACAGCGTATCGATGAAGTCCTTCTGACCTGTGTAGTCTTCTTCGTCTAAGCCACATTTAGCCAGGTTATCTATGACGAACAGCTCAATGCCATAGCGGCGCCGGGCATAGGCAAAAATCTCAAGAAGCCGGTCTGCTTTGGCCGTTCCGGTAAGTTTGAATACCCAAAGGCGGTCAGAAAACCATTCGTTGGTCATAATGATTTCTTCACGTTTCGGTGAGGAAGTGCAGATGGTTTGCCGCGTGAGTCGGGCAAGCATTTTGCCTGGTTTAAGCTCCAGAGAAGCAATACACGTCCTGACGCCCTGACTCATCGCATCAATCGCGATATGTCCAACGAGCTCTGTTTTTCCATGTCCATTCACCCCATTGACGAGGGTCAGTTCACCGGCACGGAACTTAAAGTTGTTGTTCAGCGAAGCCCATGGGCTTGTAAACAGACCGGTATCCCGATGTTCGAATGCCTCGATAGTTTCCTGAAGCAAGTCCCCTGCTGAGCAAAGCTCATCGGGATCGAAGAATTTGGCGCGCTCCATGTATTCCAGAATGGAGTCGCTGTCCATGCCGTTCATCAGGCAATCGTTGATATCTTTGTGGGGAAGTTCAACCATGCGGCAACGATGTTCCCCAAGACGTCTGGCGATTTCTTTTGCAGCTTCACGGCCTACATCGTCGTTGTCCAGGCACAGCCAAATTTCCTGGAAGCGATCGAGGTTATGGTATTCATATTCAATCCACTGCTGTTTGGCACCCTTACCGCCGCCAAAGGGAACAGACAGGGCATCATAGCCAAGCTGCGTGAAGGTCATGCAGTCAATCTCCCCCTCGCACAGCACTACCAGGCGGGTATTTTTATCCAGCGCCTGCCAGCCAAACAGGCATGGTTCACAATCAGCTTCAGCCATAATTAGCTTTTTGCCGTTTGGCCGTTCGGTACCGATACGTTTTACCTGAAGCAGTTCTCCGTTCCGGATATACGGAAATGCCACGGCAGGCACCTCTCGGTTTTCGTCGTGGTACCAGACCACCGCATCTGTCACTTTAAAACGATCGGCCGTTTCACGGGTAATGCCACGTGAAGCAAGATAGTCGTAGCATTTGCTGGCCGATTTAACGCCCTTCTTCGTCGGGCGAGAGAACGTTTTTTTCTTCGCTTCGAAGTGGTGATCGTCATCTTTCAGGCCAAGAAACTCTTTCGCCTCTCGCATTGCATCGTGCAGTTGGCAATTACGCACCAGCACCCAGAGATCCAGCAGGTCACCACTGTCTCCGCTGGCAAAGTCAGCCCATGATTTTTTACCGCCGATATTGACCTTGAGGCTTTTGCCTGAGTCACCGTTCGTATTGCCAGCACACCACTCCTTCCCCTCCAGATGTCCTTTCGGAAGGAGAAACTTAGCGACGCGTTCAGCGTTATCCCATAGTTTTTCTGATAGTTCAGCTGGGCTCATAACTCACAAACTCCGTAAATCGAATTTAACAAAAAACCATCTCACAAATCCCTCGCACAGAACGCCGTGGTTATATCCGGCCACCAGCACACGCTTGAGGAGTATTTTCATGGGCGATACCCGCCACGGTTCATGCGATCGATCGCTGACTGATTGATAAACACTTCGGCAGAGCCGTCATCAGACTTTGCGTACCACTCGTAGCGGGACTGGTCTTGTCGGGTAGGGACTTTGTTTTCCTGGGTCTCTACCAGCCACGGTTCATCGAAATGTTTATCCGGCCCGAAGAACGTCGCCGCCTGCTTGACGAACGAAGTACCGATCTTTCCCTCAGAGGCCATGAAAGCTGCGTAGCGCTTAACCCCTTCCAGCATCGTCTCTGGTTTTACGCCCTGTTTAATACGTGCGTTCCAGGCTTTGAATGCGCTTAGCTTGTTATTTCCACCGCTACGTTTTGGGTATGCCTGCCAGGCTTCTTCAAATGCAGGAGAATAATCAGTTGAAGATTTCACTTTCGGTGTGTCGGCTTCAGCCGATGCACCAAGATATTTATTCTCTGTATTAATCTTCTGTGTAGTCTCCTGGTAATCTACTGTATGAATGGATGCGGAATTTCCACATGACTGCTCGTTGGTTTTCCCCATACCTGCATGCTGGTTTTCCGCATCACTGTTTGCGGAAATTCCGCATCCTTGTTTGTTGGTTTTCCCCATACCTGCATGCTGGTTTTCGCCGAGTAGAAGTTCTTCCAAGCGCTCCTGGTTTACTCTGAAATATAATTTTGCTGGGATGCCACGTTTTGCTTCTTCCAGTACGCCACAGGAAACCAGCTTTTTACGCGCTCCCTCTTGTTCGTAACGCGTTAATCCAGTCTCTTCTTCGAGATCTGACTGGGTTTTGTAGAACCAATTCCCTTCCATGCGGTTCTGCCAATAGACAATCTGTGACAATAGCAATGCACCTGTAATACCCACGCCAAGGCGAACGAAGGACCGTTGAAAGGCTATTGGACGATCAACGAGCTGTAAGAAATTGCTCACTCCCCAACCCTCCTGAAATAATTTTGAAACTTCCAGACTGGCTGCATGCATTCATGCGGATAATTCTGCCTGGTGAAGTACACCTGCTGTTTATCCCGATTCCAGCCGGTGACATGCACAATCACACCGCGCGGATCGCGATAATCGATATCCAATGGCTTAATTTGGTTTTCGGTAGTGATTGGGTGTGACATGTCACACCTCATTGCCCGGGTGCGGGAAAAGAGTCGGCAAATCAGGACGCAGTTCATGAGGCTTAACAACTCCATTAACTGCGTTTGAGACTGCCACTGCATGGACCGGAGAAACTTTCTTGATCCCCCTGACCCACTTCCAGACGGCCCCTTGCGTGACGCCAACCTTTTTAGCAAGCGAACTTTGACCACCAGCAACGTACACGGCTTTCGCCATTGGGGATTCAAAAACCTCATCAGTCATAACAAAGCCCTTAGTATTAATATTAAAGATATAAAATAATACCAAAGGAATAATTAATCAAGTATTATCCGCTTGCCATGGTTAATCCTGTGGTATTAAATATGCACAGAAATCGGAGATACTTAGATGAACACACTTGCAGAAAGACTGAGACTGGCGATGGCTCATGCCGGGGCTACTCAAAGTCAATTAGCGCATAGGGTTGGGGTAAGCCAGGGGGCCATACAAAAACTAACCTCAGGAAAAGCTCAGTCCAGCGGAAAAATCGTTGATATAGCTAAAGCACTGGATGTAGACCCCATATGGTTAAGCACTGGTGAAGGCAGTATGGGGCCAGCAAAAACTCCAGAACAAAGGATGTTTGGTATAGATCCATGGGATAAGCAAACCCCGCTTGAGGATGATGAGGTAGAGGTGCCTTACTTGAAGGATATCGAGTTCGCATGTGGAGATGGCAGCGCCCTAAATGATGATTACAATGGAAAAAAACTTAGATTTTCCAAAGCGACATTGCGAAAGGTGGGGGCTAATAGTGATGGTGATGGCGTTCTATGCTTTGCTGCACACGGAAATAGCATGGAACCGGTGATCGCTGATGGCTCTACTGTCGCCATAAACTGCCATGACAAGCGCATCGTTGATGGTAAAATTTACGGCATCAATCAAGGTGGATGGAAAAGATTAAAAATCCTCTACAGATCTGGGCCAGACAAGGTGACAATCAGAAGCTACAACTCTGATGAATACCCTGATGAAGAAGTAGACATGGATAGTCTTGAGGTTTTAGGAAGGCTGTTTTGGGTATCAACAATCTTTTGATCCGTTCCCAAAAAAGCACCAAGCCGACCATCGCGTCGGCTTTTTTATTACTCAAATAATCTGCAATAACAAATACATAAGAAAACCATTATTCTTTTTGTATTAATACCATTGACCTTCTATTAATACTTAAGTATTCTCATTTCATCGGCAAACAACGGAGCCAATGAGATGAACACAACCTCCCTACCAAACCCAGCGAACCAGGAATTTGATATCCACGCCAAGATCAAATCGGCAAATTCGCACTGGAGTTATTTACGAGCTGCTCAACCTCATCAGAATGATTTTGATTACGAATTTAACACCACTTTTATTGATGGTTTAGAATTCGCTATCTATGCGCGTAATGGCGATTATTTTGTTCTGGTTGATTTTTTTAAGTCATACAATGAAGCATGTAATGATGCTAAAAAAATCATTGATGAACATCCTGATATTAAAAAAATGGTCTCGACCATTTAACTAAATAATTAATTCAACCAATCTTTATTAACACCTTTACGGGTGAGGACAAACTCACCCCGAGGAAATGAAAATGCAAAATTCCGTCGCTATTAATCAGCCGATTAAAACGCCTCAAATGCTGTTCGGATCTGACAACGTTAATGACTTTGGCAACCGCGTTCAAAGCTGCCGGATGGAAGGTGATTCCATGCAGCCGACCATCGAACCATGTGAGGTTGTGGCTTTCGTTGATTGCGGTGGACTTGCGCTTACCTCTGGCATTTATGTGTACACAATGGATGCTTTCGGTCGCCCATGCGTTTCATTAAGAGAATTGAGCCATTAGCTGATGGCTCATTAAAAATCATATCTGATAACCATCATTACGAAACTTTCACCCTTAATACCGATGAACAGAAAGAAATAAAAATTCACGGTCGGGTAGTCGCGTCTTTGGCTGTGAGGCGCTTCGTATGACTTTCATCAAGGATAAAACGGCATACAGAACAGCGTGCCTTTATGCGGCCTGCGGTTACGAGGTAATCGCTCGTCTTTATCTTAAAAAAGCATATGGTCGGTAATTATGATCTTATCAAAAAGGCAAGACATTCAGGTTGTGAATATCAAAGCCGAGCAACTGGCTGGTTTATCGCAAACTTTATTTGAATACCACGACAAGCTGGACCGTTTCCAACTCAAAACTATTTGCTCTCTTGTTTATGACCTTGCTGGCGAAATTCATGATTGGACCGAAAAAGAAGAGGAAATTGTTATGAGCTTAGAGGAGGAGCGCCGCAATGGATAATTTAATCAACACCTATCGACGCAGAATTTTAAAGGCAGCGTTATTACGCCATCAGCGTAAAACAGGCAGTAACTGTCTTGTTATTAAACTAAATAAAGGCGGTATTAACACGGTCGAGTTAACAGAGATTCTTCTCGATGGATTATTACGAAAATTCGAAAGGCTTGCGATCAGTGAGTACGGGAGTGTCGAAGGCATAAAAGCTATTAAGGGAATTTACAGCAGCGCTGTTGATGTTAATGGCAGCGGTGAATTCCTTACGGATTGCGGGAAGGAATTAATCGACGAGCTCATTTGTGAGCTGGTTGAGTTCGTCAAAAAACAAAAAGTGGAGGCTCCGAAAACGGAGGGTAATGAAATGGGGGGATCTGGTGGCACTGACAGCGATACGAATTCCTGAGTGGGTTCACCTCAAAGCGGTACACGTTTTAAGCCAGTTCAGGGCAAGGCGCATTCACCCCTGCCGAATGCACGGCTCGGGGAATTTGAGCCTCAAAGTTAACCATCGCTGGCGGCTACTATCCCGCGATGGCGGAAAGAACTGGGAAGTAATGAGTCACGAACGATACAGCAAAGTTAAGGACCGGAAATGAAAGATAAACGCATCAGCTCAACCTCAATTGATAGTGCCTTTGCTAAAGATATGCAGCTAGTTTACGTCGTATCACGACACGGCTACTCGCGCCGTTTTCTCAGCAGGAGTGCGGCGATCAGCAATCTTGCTCACTACATGGTGACCAAAACTTTTCAGCGCGCCGGCTTGAATACCAACGAACCAGACGAGCCTGTGTTCAGCAACGGTGTGCTCGTCAATCGAATGGGCCAGCACACCCAGCAATATCTCTTTGCACATAACCGATGCATGAGGCGCATCCGCCGAATCCTGGAACGTAAGCGCAATATGCAGAAGTGGCTCGAGAAGTGGGACGCCATGCACGACCGCTTCGTGAAAGAGCAAGCAGAGCTACAGGCCAGCAAACCAGAAGGGATCAGCTGATGGTTGCTTACTTACGTGTTGTTTTATCGGTGGTGATTGTCGCCAGCGTTTATGGGTTGTTCGTTCCGATCCTCATTTCGATGAAGGACACGACGGCAGTTATATCCGGCTTTGCCCTGGCGATTCTGACCCCGCCGTGCATCTACGCCATTTGTAAGGGTCTTGTAGTTACCGTAACGAAGGAAAAAAAATGAAAAAAGTAATTATGGCTTCAATTATCGCGCTCTCTGCAATCGGTCTTGTAGGTTGCGATCGAGTCGAACCCGGCAACGTGGGTATTAAGGTGAATAAGTTGGGCGACGACAAAGGTGTTGGCGAAGTGGTAGGTGTGGGTCGTTACTGGACTGGCTGGAACACTGAGGTTTATATCTTCCCGACCTTCAAACAGATGAAGACCTACGAGGACGCTTTCAACTTTCAGATGAGCGACGGCACAACTATCGGCTATCACATCGGCGTCGCCTATAAAGTTGATCCGACCAAAGTGACGACGGTCTTCCAGACCTATCGCAAAGGTGTGGACGACATCACCGATACCGATTTGCGCCAAAAGATTGCAGACGCCCTTAATCGCCTCGCAAGCCGCATGAGCACTGATAAGTTCATTGACGGCGGGAAAGCTGAACTGCTTGAAAACGCTCTGAAAGAGATTCAGTCAGACATGGGGCCGGTAGGAATCCAGGTTATCAGTCTTTCTTACGTGGGCCGTCCTGAGTACCCGCCGACAGTTATCGACAGTATCAATGCCAAAGTCACCGCCAACCAGAAAACCTTACAACGTGAGCAGGAAGTGAAACAACGAGAAGCTGAAGCCAACATGCTGCGCGCTGAGGCTGATGGCCAGGCGGATGCAAAACTGAAGCTGGCAGAAGCAGAAGCAAAGTCTATCCAGATCCGTGGACAGGCCATGCGTGAGAACCCGGAAGTTCTGCAACTGGAGGCCATCAACAAATGGAACGGCACTCTGCCCCAGTACATGACCAGCGGCGCCAATACTCCATTTATCCAGGTTAAGTGATTTACCAGCCCGGCGTAAAGCCGGGCACTCAGAAGGGTATCGAGCATGAATACAGTAACGATCAATAACCAACAGCTTCCGGCAGTCGAATATCGCGGTCAGCGCGTTGTGACGCTGGCGATGGTTGATGAAGTCCACCAGCGACCAGAAGGCACCGCGCGTGCGGCATTCAACCGAAACCGTGAGCATTTCATCAACGGTGTTGATTATGCCGAATTAGGTGCGGACGTAATACGTACGGACCTCCCGGAAGGGACATTCTCTAAATTTGCACCGTCAGGGATTGTGCTTTTCGAATCAGGCTACCTGATGTTGACGAAGCCATTTAACGATGATCTTGCCTGGCAGGTTCAGCGCGAACTGGTCAACAGCTATTTCCGCACTCGCGCACCGCTGACTGAAATCGAGATGATCGCTGCAATGGCCGCCGACGCCGTTCGCCAGCAGAAGCGCCTGAATCATGTTGAAGAGCAGATCGAAACGGTTACCGAAGCCGTGGAAAACATTAAACGCGGCAACATGCGCGCCGGGTATGTGGGATACCGCCAGGTTGTTGCCCAAAGTGGTATGACTGACGCCAAGTGTCGAAATCTGGTCAACGCCTACCGCATCCCTACCGACACACACGAATTCATGACTCCTGATGGGCTTTTGTCTCGTAGGGCTATCGTCGAACTGGAGCCGTTTATGGCCGCGTTTCACCAGATGATGTCAGAAGCTGAGCCGCGCGGCACCCGCTGGTATCACCCTAAAATGGGCTTGTTCCAAGCGATCGGCTGGGAGGGGTAACGGTGAAAAATAATGAAATATGGAATCCGGCTGGCTCTGTTGAGCTGGCCCACCAGCAAGCTCTGACATGGGTATCTGATGCCTACTTATTCCATCTGGTGAGTCTGCATCGTCGCCCGGTGTACCGCCACCAGTACGGCGACATTTCGCTTAATCAGCCAGCATTGCAGGCATTCATCGATTCGTATCTGGAAGACAAGGGCTGGGATATGGAAAAACGCCGTGCCCATTACATCAACATTCTGGACCTCATCAAATATATGCATCGCAGCAATTCGGACTTCATCGACTGGGGAACCGTGCCATCACTAACGCCCCGCGGGTTGCGCTGGATGAACGCCTGTTTCTCGAGGTTGGGAGACATGGTCAACAGCTGCGGTGGTTGGGAAAACTGCGTCGAGAAAAAAATGGATGGTACTAATGCGTGATACTGCCGATGTCGTTTTGCTGGTCCCGAATGATTGGGTTAGCGAAAAGGTGCTGATTGCGGTTACCGGGCTCAAGCCCGGAACCATCCTCCGGGCCAGAAAAGAATGCTGGATGGTTGGGCGGGAATATGTGCACGTTTCACCGGACGGAAATCCGAAACCTTCCAGCGAGTGCATGTACAACCGTAAAGCGGTCGATGCGTGGGTGGCCTCAATGAAAAACAAACAGCCTGGGTGATCTGAGGCCATGAAAAAGGTAATCTCATATCGCTCTTGGGCGTCTGGAGGAATCAATGGATAAAGTTACATATCCAACAGGCGTCGAAAACCACGGTGGCACATTGCGCATCTGGTTTAATTTCAAAGGTAAGCGTGTCAGGGAGAGCCTCGGTGTCCCTGACACCGCTAAGAACAGGAAGATCGCCGGGGAACTGCGGACATCGGTATGTTTTGCCATCAGAACAGGCACATTTGAGTACGCGGCACAGTTTCCGGACTCCCCTAACCTCAAGACTTTTGGGGTGGGGAAGAAAGAAATTACAGTGTCAGAGCTTGCCGAAAAGTGGCTGGATCTGAAGAGAATGGAAATCTGCGCGAACGCACTCAACCGTTATGAGTCGGTCACAAGGAATATGGTGCCAAGGATCGGGGGGAATCGGCTGGTATCGGCGGTGACTAAAGAGGAATTACTGTATATCAGGAAAGATTTACTGATCGGTCACCAGATGCCAATGAAGGGGAAGGTCCCGGCAAAAGGACGAAGTGTTGTCACCGTAAATTATTACATGACAACTATTGCCGGAATGTTTCAGTTTGCCGCAGATCACGATTACTTAGAGGTGAACCCATTCGACGGGATAAAGCCTCTTAAAAAAGCCAGGGCAGAGCCAGATCCGCTAACTCGTGACGAATTTATTCGCCTGATTGATGCATGCCGGCATCAGCAGACGAAAAACCTGTGGTCACTAGCAGTATACACAGGGGTCCGTCATGGGGAGCTGACCTCCCTGGCCTGGGAGGATATCGATCTTGAAGCTGGAACAATAACAATCAGGCGCAATTATACAAAACTGGGTGAATTCACTCTACCGAAAACTGAGGCCAGTACCAACAGAGTGATACACCTCATTCAGCCTGCGATCAGCGTCCTGAGGAATCAGGCGGAAATGACCAGGTTTGGAAAAAAGCATCAGATCGATGTTCAGCTGCGCGAATACGGCAGAACTGAGAGCCACGAGTGTACATTTGTTTTCAACCCTCAACTGGTCAGAAGATGTCAGCAGGTGGGGATCATCTACAAAGTCGACTCGATAGGTGATTTATGGGACGCAGCGATGAAGCGAGCAGGGATAAGGCACAGGAAAGCATATCAGTCTCGTCACACGTATGCGTGCTGGTCACTGTCAGCTGGCGCTAACCCCAGCTTCATTGCCAGTCAGATGGGCCATGCGAGCGCCCAGATGGTCTTCAACGTATACGGTGCGTGGATGGCAGACAGCAGCAGTGAGCAGATCGCAATGCTGAATCAGAGGCTCGCGGATTTTGCCCCACAGATGCCCCAAAGCATACATAGCAGCGCCAGAGCATTATTGAAATCAGTAAGTTAG